TCGTATCAATATTTTTGCCGTAACCGCTTACTCTGCCTGTTGAACTGTTCTGCCAGATGTCGCAGTCAAGCTCTGCTCTGTCATTATACTGAGCAAGCCATATGCTGTATTTATTTTTTAATCTGTTGTAGTCAAGGTAATTGGTAAACCAATTCAGATTGGCATATACGCCGACCTTATAGCCGTTAGCCTTAACCGTATTGCAAAAATGCTCGGCAATAGCAGTCAGAGTTGGTTTGCTGAGATGTGTCTGGAAGTTGTCCTCCATATCATAATAAACAGGCATATCAAGAGCCTTGCCGCCAATACACGCAAGACAGGCTCTTGCCTCTTTTTCGGCATCGTCCACGCTGTCGGCATAGCTGTACCAGTAAACACCGATTTTAAGTCCTGCCGCTTTAGCGTTGCGATAATGACTTTCAAACATACTGTCTTTCTGACTTGCTTCTCTGCCGTAGCCTGCTCTTATAATGACAGCTTTTATACCGTCATTTTTCATTTTGTTAAAATTAATGCCTTGCTGAAATTCTGAAATATCAACGCAAGTAATGTTTGCCATAGTCATTCTCCTTTATTTACTCATTTATTTAGATTTTCAACAACTGTCCAGTCACATTTCGTTGCCGGAGCTGCATACAATTTCTTAATTTCAGATATATTGACGCAGCGGTCAACAGTAAGTACATTCGGCGTGTCAGAATATTCACGTTTCAGCGTTCTTGCTTGAATTTCAGTTCCTCCAAAATCACAGTTGCGAATAGTAATACTTGAACCTGTTTTGATTGACAATCCAAAATCGCTATTGTCAGCATTTTCGTGATTCTGATAGCCAACAGTGCAATGTGTAGGGATAATTTTACAGTTTTCAATCAATCCTACCTCACCAAAGCTGTGACCACATCCGAGCGCTGGAACCGTTGTTTTGCCAGAATAATCAACGCAATCCGCTCTGCCACCCCACTTAAATATGCAATTAGCGACGGTCCATTTCGTTGCATAGCCTGTGCCGCCAGATTCAAGATGTAAGGCATAACGGATATTTTTGCAATCAAAAGTGAACCCTTTAATGTGTGTGTGAACATTGAGGCCGAGATGAAACGGACATTTTTTGATTATATCTTCTGACTTCAATGTAGACTTATCAAACCCTGTCGCACCGTCCCACTTGATAACCGTTGCAGCTGGGTTATAGATGTTCTCAGACTCATAATAAACATAGTCTTTCATCATTACACCACGATAACCGATTAATTTTACATCAGACATGCCTGCGTATTTATCTTGTAAATCTGTGTATGTACCTGCCATGACGACGATCGTGTAACGATTACGGTAGCTATTATCCGAAATGCTATCATTAGCAGACAGAATAGAGTTGAACTTTGTAACACCAAAACCGTCTGTATCTTCGTCATAATCATTTGAAACATACAGATAATTCATAGCGTGGTCCGGAGCTTGGTAAAATTCAGGTTTAATATTAGACTTTATTAAGTCAGGGTTAGAATAAGCTGTACGCTTATTGTTCTGTTCAAGTTGAAGATTACAACTGTTGTCAACAAGTCTATTTGTAGCAACCGCAACTTTAATCGAATTTACGGTTACATTTTCTGTTGCTGTATAAGTGGCCGCTGCATTTTTAAAAGCACTAACTTCTGACAAGAGCCACGATGAGCTAATAGATGTCTGCTCGTTCGCAGGATAGAACACACAACCGCTGTTTGTAATATTAGCAAAATTCTGCAACGATAAGCAATACGCTTTGCCTTGTTCAAGAGTAACCGCACGCTTGAGCTTGAGATAAAAATTAACCGCAGCGGTAGATGTGCCACTCAAGCTAATTTTATTGTTCTTGACTGAAATAGTAACTCCGTTCGCTGTCTGTTCTGTGTCCTCAAGCGATGTGAGATTAATGCTTGTAGATGTATTGAGCAAAGAGTCTTTTGCTATCATTTTTGCAGATGCGGTTTCGATTGCTGCATTTGTGTCATCAATACGCTTTTCGATATTTTTATTGCTTTCTCTGATTTCAACAACACTATGACTAAGTGTTTCAATATTAGTGCCCATTACTGCTATATCAACACTGTTGCTGTAGATACCGTCGTCCATACGATTTAAGTTTGTTGCGTTCAGCGCCGGAACAGCTCCGTCAACCCAATTAATTTTGCTGTAACTCATTTATCTCATCCTTTCCTAAATATTCTGTACCTTCTGCCGTCAGCCTTACTCTCATGCCGTTAGTGCCTTTCAGCGTTCGTTCAAGAATAAAACTGTCGACCGTTTCCGTGTCCGTAAAGCCTGTTTTTATGCTCACCTTGTCGCCGCATTCGAGCCACCACCTACCGTAAACATCAGCTTTAAAAGGCCTGTAAGCATACAAATTGTAAAAGATGTAGTTGTTATCTTTATTATCGTTAAAACTTGTAACAATACCTGCAATGTCTGTACAGCAAGCAGTAATTATGTTGTCCGATATATACCAACTTTGTTTTTCTTCTTCTGTATGACCGTACGAAAAATAGCTGTCCTTGTTGTACTTAAACTTAATAAGATTAATACTGCGTGTTGTGTATTCCTCAAAGTCGAGGTTGCTGTAGTTGTCAACGACCTCGGTTTTAGGATTTAAAATTTGAATAAACTTTATCTTGCCCTCTCCGCTCATAATTGCAAAACAAGCATTAAGTTCGCAGTACGCACTCAACAAGTCCGCTATCGTGGTTTTGTCATTGAAAACCGATTTTACAAGATCCAATTTCAGCGACAGCTCATTGCTGTCATTAAAGCCTGTAAATTCGTTTTCGTAATCATAATCCTTTAAAAAGCTGCTGCAGAGATATACTCTCAAGTCATATAAACTTATTTTTGGCGAATAAATCGCAAGGCTTGTAAAGTAGTTGTAAGCGTATTTTTGTGAAGCGAGATATAAATCGTCATATGCGATAATTTCCTTTACCGCCCTGTTTTTCTGTCTTGATGAGCTGTTGACAGTACCGCAGAATAGCGACACCTCAATAATTCCAGACTGATAACCGCAATATAAATCTGCACTCGGCAATACTGTATCCGAGGGAAATAAAAGCCCCTTGCTGTATGACTGTTTCATTATAACTTTAATGCGTTTGCCGTTAAGCTCTGTATCAACATTTATCACTCTTACAGTAAGCTGACCTGCAATACAGCCGCCGAGTTTAAACTCCTTGCCGTCACTGATTGCCTGCGTAAGTTCAAGACTTTCAGATACAATATTCTCGCCCGTGATGTCGGGAATATCGTTGTCAGGAAAGCTGATAATTATTTCCCTTTGCAAGCTGTCGTTCAACAGTTGCTTTTTGACCTCATCTGTTAAATTTATCATACCGCACCCCCTTAATACTCAATAAGTTCAATGCTTATCGGGTTGTAGCGGATGTCTGTCTTGCTTGCGTCCATAACCGAAAACTCAATATCGGGAATATAGAAATATCCGCTGTCATATGAGTTTGTTTCATCGTTCCAGTAGGTAACATAACATTTGCGTTGTACTGTGTTCACGATTCCAGAATTAATAATATTCTGCATATTGATTTTCTCGTTCAAGTGCAGAATGTGGGTAGAAAAAGTAATGCTTGTCTTACCTGTCGGCAGTGTTGAACGCTGTAAACTGCCGTTATCGTCACGCTCGGCATCGTTGTCCATACGCTGATCAGGTGTTGACGAATATTCAGCGAAATAGTTATTAGGAAATTCGGTATTTCCGAATTTTAGTAAATAACCTTTATAATTTGACATACTGCACCCCCTTTACGCAAATGCCGATTTGCCGTTATGGCGGTTTTTATAAAGTTCGTTTTGCTTTACGATTTCGTTAAAAATATCATTGCCGTTAATTTCAGCGACAAACTGATAGTAGTTACCGCCGTTGTTTCTGAATATTACGAACATCTCATACAGCTTTTTAAGATACGACAGAATTTCGCCGAGAATTACCGTATCCTCGCCGTTAGAAGTATTAATCATACCTTGTAGCTTGTTAAGAGGCGCAATAACCTCCGGATTGCCCGAATTAGCTCCTGCGTTATCTCCGACTACCGCAAGTGTCGGTGCTTTGACAAGTCCGCCTTTGGCGAGCCTTGGCAAGGTAACCTTATTAAGCCGACCTGCGTGCCATTCCTGCCCAAACAACTTGCCTATCGAATTTGCAACCGTGTCCACACCCGACAACATTTTATTGATTGCAGAAATAAAGCCGTTTATAAAGTTTTCAAGTCCTGTTAGTGCATTGTTAAGAGGAGTTTTTAGAATGTCATAAATCGGAGTGAACACATTTGAAAAGATTGTTTTTATAGGTTCTAAAGCATTTCTTATATTATTTAACATCATGGTAATGACACTCTGTACCTTTATACTTGTATCAGATAAACCATTGACAAGACCTAAAACTGTATATTGTCCACGCCGATACATTTTTCTTGAAGGTGAATGTATATCCATTGCACTGTCATATTCGCTTAATACAGTGCTAGCAAGTCCGTTGCTGTTTTTAACGAGAGCGTCTTTATAAGTTTGAGTACCTTTGACTAAACCGATTACTGTATTTTTACCGCTATCTTCCGCCGCTACTTTAACATCACTTAGTGACTTCCAAATCTTTTCTCCATTTTCATCCGTTGCGGAAAGAATATCATTTTGTGAAATCATCTGCTGATTATATGCCATTAGCACCGCCGCTGCATCAGAATAGTCTCCGTTCAGGACTTTTTGAACATCTATCAAATCATCGTTAGTCATAGTAAGCTCATTAACTTTTGCGGTAGCCTCATTATACTGCTCTTTCAAATCGTCATAAGCATTACACATTTCCTTAATATCGTCATACATTTGACTTTCTTCTCTAAAGTTGATACCACCGTTGATAGTACCGTAACTTTGAAAGAAATCATTCATTGTGTAACCACGGCTGGAGAGTTTTTTCTCCAACTGCGCATAAGCAGAATCAATTTCATTCATTTTTGAACTCATTGTTTCTTTGACTTCTGATAAATTCTTATTAGCTGTAATCTTTTCAAGCGCATTTTCTTGCTGTAATGCTGACAGAGCCGCAGCATTTGCGGCTTTCTGATAATTATTAATGAGATTGTTAAGTTCCGAAGATACTTCGCCCAAATCGCCTTTAAGATTCACTGTATTATCATCACTTATTTCAACATATCTATCCCAAGTATCTTTAAATCCGTCAACATTGTCTTCAAAATAGGTAACAATAGTTTGTAATTGAGCCATTTCTGAGGGTGAAAGTTCTGCTTTATTAAGCAAAGTTTCGAGCTTTTCTTGATAGTCATCAATCAAAGTGTTTTCAGCGTATTTTTGGTCAAGAGTATTAAGAGTATTCTCAACCTTTTCGGTAATACCGTCACAGGTACCCTGCAAATCATCTGAAATACCCTGCAACTCATCACAAAATTTTTTTGCCTCGGAATTGCTCCACCTGCAATCGTTGTAAGCCTGTACGGCTAAAACAATACCAGTTATTGCGCTTGCTATAACAAGCAGAGGGTTAGCTGAAATCACAGAGCTAATATTTTTAACTGCTGATGTGACTTCACTTATACCACTCGCAATAGCCTTACCTGTCTTGAATGTGATAACTGCCGTGGCAACAGCACCGATACCTCCAGCTACTGCTTTTAACACAGACGGACTTATTTTTTTAATAATATCTGAAATAGCTTTAAGTGCTCCGGCAAATGCATTAAGCAAATCAGGTACAACCTTTTCAATAGTCCACTTTGCCAAAGGTAAAAGAATAGTTTTATAGGCTTGTTTTAGCTTATCACCACAGGCTTCTGACAAATCACGAAAAGCTCCGCTAAGTGTTTCAACCGCTTTTGCAACCGGGTCAAGGTTTAGGTCTTCAAGCCACTCAAGCCTGATTTGCGACATATCATCAAGAAAACCTGTTATATCCTCTACTATACCGAGAATGTTCTCCCATATTTTCTTACCTGTATCGTTTTTATCCCAAGCCTCTTTTATCTTGTTTCTTAGCGTTTCTGTGAAATTATTGCAGTTGCGAATAATATCAAGTATATTACCCCATATTTTCTCGCCCTTGCCGTCATTCCACACTTCTCTGAATGTGTCACCAACAGTATTTACAAGTTCGACAAGACTGTTCCACTTGTCGATAAATGACTGTACAACGCTGTCGCCTAACCCTGCTTTATCCCACGCTTTTTTGAAAGCTCCCGCAATGTCGCCAATCGTGCTGAATGCAGTATCAAGCAAAGAATTGATGTTTTCAAGGAATTTTTTACCTGTACCGTTATTCCATACATTTTTCCACGATGTACCGATTGAAGATACTACACCTTTAATATTTGTTAGTGCAGTTTTAAAACTTTCAAGCGTTTTGCTTTGGGTTAAGCTGTTAGTTTTTTTGCTGACCGTTGAAGTAACACTGCCGTTGTTTACAGTAGTAGAACCGCTTTGCGTTGTATCTGTTGCTGTTGTGTCAGCTTTCGTAAGAATATTCAGTTTGTCAAAACCTGCTATACTGCGTTTGGCTTTTTCTGCACTGCTTGCTACATTATCAAGCGCAGTGGAACTGTTACTTGCCTCATCACTCAAACCTTGAGCAGCGTTAGCCGCAGTTGAAATATTACTTGCAGTATTACTGCCATCGAAATTAAAAAGGTCGGATAATGAATTAACCGCATTTTTTGCGTATTCTGTAAGTTTTGCGATAGCTGACGACAACTTTTGTACAATGTTAGTTGCTACTTGAAGAATAGGTTTGCCCACAACCGCAAGCAACTGATTCCAACTCTCTTTTAAGTTGCCTGTTACATTTTCCCAACCGTCTGATTCTCTGCTTGCTTGTCCCATAGCACCCGAAAGTTTATTTGCGTCTTTTACCATTTCAAGTAAAGTAAGCTGTTTCTGTGATTCAGAAAGTTCCGTAAACGATTTACCGTACAACTTGTTTGCCGCTGCGTTTCGTGTTGTTTCTGTACAAGACAAGCCAAGTGCGGCATCATTTTCAAAGTTTCCTTTCAAGAATGATTTCAGGCTTTCGGCGGTATCTTCAAGCGAACGGTCATAATATGCCGCACTGTCGGCTGTTACCTGTAAAGCCTCTTGCATCATATTAAGAGCGTCTGCACTGTCCATACCCGTAGTTTTTGCAAAGGCATAAATGCTTGTTCCGACACCCTGCAAGCGTGTTTTCAAAATACCACTGTTTTTAGATACCGTAGCAATAGCACTTTCAGCTTGTGACTGCATTGAGCCAAATGTTTGTTCAAACTGCGAATTTGCGGCATTAACATCTGCCGCCGATTCAATGCACTGCTGACCGAAATTCTTAACAGCTGCAACCGAAAAAGCAGCCACAACCGCTGTACCGAGTTTTTTTAACTTAGCAGACATCTTATTGCTTACGCTGTTTGCCTGCTCCTGCACTGCATTAAGCGATTTAGAAAAGCCTGACGAATTAAGCACAAGTTTCAGACCGATTTCGCCAACTGTAGTAATCATATAATCACACTCCTTTCTGTAAAATTAAAGGGCACGGCAAAATGCGGTACCCTTGTGGTATAAAAACAGCGCACACCCGAAGATGTACGCTGTAATTAGCTTATTTAGTTGTTATGAGTTCTTTGCTTCAAGTTTCTTTTGTGTTATACCTGCAATCGCAAGCTGTTCGTATGCCTTAGGGGCTGACAGGCAATCCGGAACAGGTATTCCATATGTATCGCAAGTCAGTTTATCCATTTGAGCAATTTCAAGAGGTGTACATCCTTTGTCTTTCATAATTGCACGCTGAATACGCAGATAATTAGCAACACCGTTAAGATACTTTACCGTATCCGGAGAAACAAATGCATTAACCGCTTCTTTTACTCTGAAATATGTTTCCTCGAGATTTTCAAACTGCTCCCACGCCTTGTCTGTATCAAGAATTTTGCAGTGGTGATTTGCTCCTCGTTCGGTCCAGAGGTAAAGGCGAGTAACCATATTATTAGGGAAGTAACTTTCGGTTACTACCTTTTTAAATTCTTTGAGTTCGTCACCCTGTAAATAGAAATAATGCTTTCCCTCTATGAACTTTTCTTTATTTCTCTTGAAATTGTTTCTGATATTTGTTGTATCAGTTCCGTATGCCTCTGCAAGCATTGCAGTTGTAATAACTTTCTGTCCTTTGTATTCCATAGCTTTCATATCATTTAGTCCTTTCATATCAAATGTTTTTGACACTTTCCTGCATAATCTTCATAGCGTAAGAAAAGCCGAGCAAAAAGCCAAGTTCCTCGTGTACAACAGTACCTTGAATCATACTGTCTTCTGCATCAAGGTTTTTACCGAGTTTTAAAAAATTTATAGCGTCCTCAAGTGCTGAATCGGACAATTTGTTAACCTCTTTTACAAGAGCATTATTCCGATAGTCTTCACCCATTACATAATCGCAATAGAGATTGTCCAAATTCTGATAATTCTGTTTAAAAACATTTGCCATAATAAAAAACTCCTATCATAATCATAATTTTAATTTGACAGAAGTTCCGCTAAATGATATAATAGATTTCAGATAGAGATACTTCTGTCGGGATAGAACATTTGGGTTTTGGTCGTCAAACTGTACCCCATATGTTCTATTTTTTTATATCGCTTTCCAACTTTTGTATTCCGCGACTAATTGCTTCTGTTTTATTCACTTTTTCTTGTTCACAATATTTATCAAGCAGTGCTTTGTCTTTATCACTTATCCTTATGCTTATTTTGTTTGGTCTTGGATTATCGGTTGGTCTGCCTGTTCTTGGTGACATCTAACTGCCCTCCTTTCTTTTGTCTGGCATAATTATATATTATTGTCGGGCAAAAGTCAATACCTATTTAAAAATAATTTGAAAAATTTTTAGCCACCCCGTTTGGAGTGGCTTTTACATTGTTTTTAAATCAATTACTTTAAAATCCAGTATGGATAGATTTAAAGAACAATATTCCAGAATAAAGAACGAATACTACCCTCATTTAAAATCCATTATGGATAGATTAAAGTGCAATCAACATATTTTTATGGTCGCCAATGACAATTAGGACATTCTGCTATATTGCTATAAGAATTAACGCAATGGCATTGTGGACACTCCCATTTATCATTACTAACAGGTTTTTGCTGTTTGTTACTGTTATGCGGTAAATGGCAGTTAGAACATTCCGTCGCCTCTGCTTTATTCATACAATGACATTTAGGGCATTCCCAATCTGTTGTTTTGGTAATCACTGAATTTTTACCTGCACCCAACTCTTCAAGATAAGCAAGTATTTTAGCAATACCGCCAAAAATCAGGCATAATAATACTGTTGATACCCAGCATACAAGCATTAAAGTAAAATTAAAACTGCGGGTTACGGTATCAGTTAGAAAATTTGTATGTACGCTTTGGAAAACTGCGCCTAAAGCTATTCCTCCGACTGCACCAAGTATCAATAGTACGACTGTTATACCTTTGTAAAATTTGCTGTTCATAAAAATCTCTCCTTTTATAATAAAATGTTACTTTATTTCACATTTTCTTTATATTACCAAAAATATACACAAAAGTCAAGAATTTTATAAAAATAAACAAAATTGTATGCAACATTTACATATTTGCAAATATCATTTCAAAGTCATGCAAGGCTGTGTTTATGTCAGCCTGCGTGCGTTTATTTGCTGTGCGTGAACGCCACTTGTTGCGTATTTTATGTTGAGATGATGTAAAGTTCTTCAAAACGTTTTCATCGTTCTCAAGGCGAATTTGAGCCGTTCTCGCAAGAGGCGTGTCAGCTCCCAAGCCACACAGCAGAGAGCTGAACTCCGCCCAAGTCATCTTTTTAAAATCTTCGGAGTAAATGCTCACCCCGTACTCTGACTTAAAACTCGATACGATTAAATCGAAATCATCTATTAAGTCGTAGCCGGGGTCTGAATTTCCCCCTCGCTGTCATTGTCGGCGATAAGCTCTGTTGCTGTCTTAATAACAGTTGAGAGGTCGGCAAACGAGAGATGAAGTTTTGCAATCTTTTCTCTGTTCTCCTCGTCAAAGAGAAGCTCAAGCGCAGATAAAATGTCAGAGCTTGATATACCGCTCTCGCTGTCGAAAAGAGCAATAGCCTTGATAAAAGAAATTGCGTCGTTGTTGACCTCAATTTCTGTGCCTTTGATAACAAGTTTTGGCTTTTCGTCAAAATTAAGTTTGTTTGTAATATCAATGATTTTTGACATTCTTTATACCTCCTTAGGCTGCAGGTGTGTATTCGGGCTTGCCGTTTGACATAACCTCAAATTCAAGAGGTGCAACACCTGTGCTTGCGCCTGCGCCGTTTGCTGTTACAGAGATAACCGCATTCTTGAAGAGTACGCTTGCACCGTTCGGGAAAGTCCACTTAAACGGAAGCTGTGCGGCTGTGCCGTTCTTAAACGCAAGCTCTGCGATTTCATCGTTGCCTGCGTCACCGATTGTACGCTTGCCCTTTACAGAGATTGTAACGCTCTTGGCTGTCATAAGTCTTGACTTCCAACCCTCGTTCTCAAATGCTGTCCATTCCTCAACGCCGTTATCAAATGCCACCGAGAACTCCTCGCAATTTGCAATTGGAGTTGTGGCGGTGTCTGTACCTGTCTTACCTACCGCAAACTGATTTTCATAACATGGATAAACTCCACTTGATACTGCCATGATTATTTACATCCTTTCATAATAAAATTTAACTTCAATGACTTGCTCATAAACGCCCTTGTCGTCTGTGCCTACATCGACAGGCTCGGGTGTGAGCAGTTCAATAATATAAATTGTGTGTTTGTTGATTTCAACATCTTTTACACTGTAAAGCGTTTCAAATAAATTGTGTGCCTGTCGCTCTGTTTCATTTGCGTTGTTGTTCCAATGCAAGAGTAAAGACACGCTGATTGTGTTGTATGTACTCTCGTCACCAATCGCCCTTACAGGCGCACCCGACTGCTTGAGAGAGTACACACCGAGGGACTTATCTTGTTTGTTATCGAGTTTACCGATGTAGTAATGCTCTGCTTTAAAGACAGTCTTTAAAAAGTCCCTTATGTCAGATAAATAAATCAAAGTCCTGCCTCCTGTTTGTAAAATCGTGCAAATGCCTTTTGACAAAAGTTTTGTCGTGCACCGCCCTTGAGCCAAGGTGCAAGCCACTTGCCGCCGGCAGCAATGTTTTTTTCACGGCTGAAATTATACTCGGGATGAAAATACAACCGTCTGGCATACGGTGTACTCGATACGATTTTTGTTTCGCCCTCGGCAAGATTTGCATAATCGGCAAAGGTGCTTTCGTTCTGCAAATTACCCGTATCAAAAGGCATAACCTGACTGTTTTTAATCTGTCTAAGCAATGCGTCTGTGGTATTGCGCAATGCCGTTTGCTGTGCTGTATCGAGCTGTTTTAGTACAGGCAGATTCAGCTTGATTTTTGATGTTACCGAAAAACTCATTAAATCACATCCAATTCCGTAAAATTCACTGTGCCGTCAGGGTTGCGGTGCTTAATGCCTTGCACAATGGTTCTTTTTTCGCCGTCAAGCACCACATAGCCGCTGCTTAAATTTGGACAATCGGGTGCAAGGTCACCGCTAAAAAGCAAAACAGCCGACACCTGAACGATTTTCTGTTCTTTGGTATAGACTGTTTTGGCTTTAGACTGCATATTGCACAAGGAATTGCCGCCGTGCAGGACGGCTGACGGATACAGGCTGTCGGAGGGATACAGATTTTTACATTCAAACACGGTCAAGGGCGCTCCGTCCTCGGAAACACCCTCGCCGTATATTGTCACCTCAACAGGAGTTTTACAGAACTGCTTTTTTACAAGTGGCGGAAATTTCAAAACATATCACCTCATATTGCAGGATAACAAAGCCCTGTTGATTTAAGCAGAGAGTAGAGGTCCGCAGGAATTGCCACACCGCTTATGCACATCAAATTCCAACTTGCGCCAAACTCCATACCCACACCGTTGATGTTGTAATTTTTCAGATAGGAAGAAATCATATCGGCATTTTCTTCTTCAAAAGCAGTAAGTCTGCTATGCACTCTGCCGATGATTCTCTTCTGCATTTCCGAAAGTTTTTCAAAATCAATGCGGTTAAAGGTCAGAATGTCGATGTGAGCGGCGGAGATAATGCTGTTTTCATCTCCGCCCTGCTGTTCAATGTAATCGGCATACATTACGCAACCTCCGTAGTGTCAACATCAACATAAATACTGTCAATCTTGCCGTCTTTGCCGTTAGGGAAAACAAATGTATCGGAAAGTGTACGGTTCTGATAGAGCCAACCATCACCCTCTGTATGTGCCCCCGGTGCAAAGAAGTAAATACTTGAAATTTTCGGTACAGTCTTGCAGGTATCGCCACAAGCGACAAGAACATTGATTTTGTGACCGCCTGTGGCAGGTTCAAAACCACCGTTGGTAGGATTGAAGTTGAAACTGTCATAGAAACGCTCATCGTCAATAACCTCGATGATAGGGCAGCCGTCAATCTCGGTTACTCTTGTTTCAATTCCCATACCGCCCTCGGCAATCTGGGTAAGCTCAATCTTACGCGTAAATTCTGTTGACTGCTCAAGGCAATCCATAATGTTTGATGTTACATAAGCAACAAGTGTGCCTCTTGCCTTGTATCTGCGGAGCTTGCCGGCTGAAAGAATAGTCTTGAGCTTTGAGTAAGCGCTTGCTTTGGTCCATTCGGTTGACTTGGTAGCTGAATGATAGCCGTCTGTTGCCTGCGCCTTTGCGGCAACCTTTGAAAAGAAAAGTGCATCGGTTTCCGGTGCGACCTGTGTCTGCTCAAACACCTTTGAAATATTCTCAACCTTTGCGGTTGCGTTAGTTTCGTCAACATCTGCCTTATCCACAAGGAACTCAATATCTCTGTCGTGCTCGCAAGTGAAAGGAACATCTGTCTGTGTATATTTGCCTTTGTTCCAACCTCCCTCTCTGCTGTGGTTCTTAAAGCCTGTTGTTGACATCTGTGTAAAGTGGAAAGTTCTTGCACCCACCCATTTTACATTTGAAGTGATGAATGGTGAAGTAAGTGTGCCCTGCATAAGAATTTCGAGCAAATCCGGGCTGAACTGCTCTGCATAGTTATTTGTGTTTGCCATAGTTAAATTGTCCTTTCTTAAATATTAAATCTGTTCCATTTCTTTGTCGGAACGCTTGAATTTGGTTTAGTACCGTCTGATGTACCGTTACCGTCACCGCCGATTTTCCGAACACCTGCGCTGTTATCGGCGGTCTTTTTTAGCGCAGGCACATCATCAAGCACTTTCTTAACCGCCTCTGTAAGCTTTTCTGTGTTGATTTTGCCGTCTGTTATAACGGCCGAAAAGTCCGCCATTTTGAGTACATAAGGAACTGTTGCAATGTCAACACCCTGTTTTACGGCTTCGAGGGTCGCTGACTGATTGACTTCTGCCGTGAGCTTTGCGTTGTTTGCGGATTCAACTTCCGACTGCATTTTTGCAATGTCGGGTGTGTTCTTGGCTTTCTGTTCCTTAAAAGCTCCGATAGCCTGCTTCATTTCCTCTGCCGACAATCCCTGTTCTTTGAAATACGACTTTAAAACCGTGTCCTCTGTCACGCTCTGCTTGCCGTTAATAAGACTTGCAAGCTTGTCATAATCAAACGCAGGTGCAGGGTTGCCCTGCGGTGTCGGCTGTGTTTCGTTTGGGTTAGGTGTTGGGTTATTTTCTGCCATATTTTATCAATCCTTTCAGTTATCGGGTGTCTCCCGCGATCAGTTTATAGAGTGTCTCTCTGTTTCAGTTTTTTCTCGGTGTCTCCCGTAGTTTAGCGTCTTCGGACAATAAAAAAGCACCTGTGCAGTCACTCACAAGTGCGTTTTAAGCTGTTTTTGTTGTCTTTCTTTTCGGCTTTTCCGTAGCGTTTGGCTTATTTTCCGTAACGTTGGACTTAACCTCTGTCGCAAAACCACCGTCAATGAGTTCCTTTGCTCTCTGCTCGGAGCATTCAAATACTTCATTAATCGGTCTGTTAATAAACCCCTCGGTTTTATCGTTGAACGATGTAATTACTCTTACTTTCATTTTGTCACCTCATTATTTATTTTTCTACTAATTCGTAAGTCTTTCTAAATATGTCAGGTTTACAAGGATATTTTTCACCATTAACACCAGTAATAATATAATCACCGGGACTTGCTGTCATATCACCTTCAAGTGTATGTATAACGATTTTTTTGTCGGTTTGATATGCTTCTACTACAACAGCTTTTTTCCGATACTTTTTCATATTCATTTTGTCACCGCCTTTCTGATTTTTGGTATTAAAAAAAGCACTCAATCCGATTGATTAAGTGCTAATAATAAACTTATAAACCTGGTGTAATTTCTTTTATTCCCTTTGCGGCTTTATACATTCTTTGCATAATAGAGTTTTCTCGCAAATACTCAAGACCTTTTAAAGTGATTTCGGGTCTTGTCAATTCAACTTGCGGATAGGAACAATCATAAGACTCCCACACATTCACTCCTGTTATATATCCGCTGTCAAAAAGCATTTTTATTATTCTACACCATTTTGGTTTAGATATTTCCAACGATTTGTAACTTAATATTGAGTTATCAAATTCAGATATATCCATACTGTTTTCTAATTTCTTAAGTATTTCATATATAATCTTAAAATTCTCATCCATAAATACACCTTTCTAATGCGAAAACCGCTCACAAGGAGCGGTTAGTTAATAGTCGATTTGAAGCATATGTCTGCCTGTTTTTTTGAAATATTCTTCATCGGCTTTTTTAGCCTCTTTCTTAATTTCGTTTGGAGCGTCATCCTTAATACTTCTATATCCGTTTTTTAAGGGCGTCATCCACTTGTAAAATTTTGCAAAAGTGTCAGTCATTTAATCAACTCCAATTATTATATTTACAACTTCCTTCGCTGTAGCTCTTGATTTCTTAGTCATACTCTCAGCAATACATTCGGAAATAAAATCATCTATGTTAGTCATGGAATATCTTGATACCGAATATTTTTTTATATCAATATCTATCGGTTCATTTAAACCATCCATTATTTTACTTATTTGCTCAAGTTTATCATCCCACAATGGGTCATTTAATCTGTGTTCAAGCTGTATTGCATGACCTATTTCGTGTCTAAAAGTATGCAAAGAGTGAGCAGAAGACCATTCACCTGATTTTTTCATTTCTTGTGCCTTTTGTGCATGCTTAGACAGTGCGTTTTTCTTGTTTGCAAATCTTAGCAAAAGTTCTCCTGAATTGTCATAAAATGCACCGTAATCTGATGAAGTTTTGGAATTAAGCACTCCAACTCTTGAAATGGTTGTTATCTTGCCGAATTTGTCCTGCATTTTTTCAAATTCATCGGTAAAATTTTCTTGAACAGCTTGCGTAACACCCTTTTCAAATTCTATTATATCATTATTTTCGGAATTTTCAACACTTCTGTTTGTATTTTCTGTATTGCTGTCAGATTTTTCAATTTCTGTGTCAGTCAAAAACTTTTGCTCTTGAGTATCAGATATTTTATGAACAGAATTTTTGTTTTGCTCTTCAAGCCTATCCGCCCTATCGTGCCACTCGTCTGCTCTTGCTTTAGCAAACTTCTTGTTATCCTCGTCAAGGCTGTATTTTGCCCTGCGGTCAAAGCGTTCGGCTTGTTTTTCTGCATGCTGTTGCTGTACTTCAAGTCCTCTTTGGCGGTCAAGCTCTGCAAGCTCGTCATCGGAGAGAGGTCCGCCCAAATCGTCAAGTTCAGGGTAGTAGGTGCTTGTGCTGTCCTTACAGCGTGGGTGAAAAAGTCCCTCCGCTATGGCGGTTGAAAGCAGCGGATAATCACCGTCCGACTTTTTGCCGTTTGAATACACATCATCAATAAACACCTTGCCGATATATTTTGCACAATCAGGGCAGCCGCCCTGCCTTGAGTTTACCACAACAAGGGAAAGCCCGTACTTCGCTCTTTCTTCACCTTCACCTCTTAGATATGCTCTCTTGTTCGCCGTCTTGATTGCCATATCCGCATAGTCTGAAAGCGTGTGTCTTGCACCGTTTTTGTACTCCACACAATTAAGCCCTGCGTTGAGCATATCTTTACAAGCCATATCAACTGCTTTTTCGTAAGTGCCTGCACCGGTGTTTGCGTACACCTGAGCATTGAAGATTGCCTTGCGATACTTGTCATTGCTCATTCGCAAAACTGCCGTTTCTGCCCTCTTTAAATCGTCTGTGGTCGATTTTACAAGAGCATTGAGCTTACGGTTATTGACCTTAAAAAACTCGCCTGTGCTCGCTCCTGTGGGCATATTCGGTGTAAAGCCGTTCTTAATAGCCTCGAGGATTTTTACTTCCTGTTCTGCGTTGCCGTCGGCTCTTGCGGTGTGTATCATCTCTTCAACCTTGCTGTTAATGCTCTTGAACTGCTTGCCGAATTTTTGGGCGTTCGTTTTGCGGTACTCCTCAAGCGCCTTTAGTTGTTCTGCCTGCCATTGGGTCCAATTATAGCCCTCTTTTTCTTCTTCCACCCTGTGACGGCTGAAATTGCGCATCATACTGTCAATAAGTTCATTTTCGATTTCTTCAAAGGCTTTTCCGATATCATAATCACTCATCTGTCAGTCCTGCCAAATCGTCGAATGACGAGGTTTCTTTCTCGCTTGCGATGCCCTGTTCTTCTTTTATCCTCTGTACCTCTTCGGCTTTCCAATCGTCCGACTTACTGTCGCCGTACAATTCCTCGACCGAGGTTTCAACAGACATCAAACCGCCCTGTCTTGCTTTTGATACAGTTTCAACCTGACTTTCAAATGACGGATTGGCGTACTCACCAAAGTTTACGGATACCTCTATTCCGTCAACAATTCCCTTGCCGTTAAGCTCACTGTCGGCATTCAGCACAGCATTTACAAGGCTCTGCATAGCGTTCTCGGTGAGCTCAACAAGGTTCTGTCTTGTATATAGAGTTGTTTTCTCTTTTTCTCTCTGTGCCTCGGCATTATCAAGTTTTTTGGTATCAATACCGAGCGTTGACGGAGATATAACACCTTGTAAACAAAGGTCAAGTGCGGTGATGTATGAACTTAAATAGCTTTCGTGCTGAATCTGCGGACTTTCGGTGTAAATCCTATTGCCGTTGCCGTTTTCCGACATATCGTTTCCTACTGCAATAAATCGGTTGTCAAAGGAATTTGGCGATATCGGCTGACAGGTTTCGGGATTTCGAGGGATAAGGCATTCAGGCACATACTGCTTTGTTCGGCAGGCTCTTAAAGCGTCCATCCACTGTGACCACACTTCATCAAAGCTGTCGAAAGCGTCTGTTTTTATGCCGATAATGCCCGCACCTCTGCCCTTGTGGCACGATTTGCCGTAAATAACCGGTACTGCCCACATATACGATGTGTCAAAGGTTACACCGTTGCTGTCTATCCAATCAAGTGCCTTAACTGTGTGTAAATCGACCTCTCTGCCGTTATCATCATACAAAGCATAACGAATATAGCCGTAACCGTATGTTTCCTCAAAACGGAAATGTCGGTGATTTTGCGTGTAATCGGTATAAAACTTAACCTCTCTGATTCTGCCGCGCACATAAGTAAGGTCGATATTTTCGGCAGGATACCATTCGATAATCGGCACATCTGATACAGCCGTGTCAAAGCTGATTTTTAATGCACCGTCACCCACAACACAAAGGTCAAGGAGCATTTGCTTTATTACACCTGCGAGTTTGTTTTCTTTCTCTATCTCCGCCCACCGTTCGGCATAAGCTGTCGTATTTTTGCTTGTAACCTCTGTACCGTTGTAGTCTGCAATCACAATATTGGCGAGTGTATCGCAAATGAGAGCGGGCAAGCCTGTGTGGATTTTTCGTATTTTCAGCCCCTGGGTACACTCGGCAGACCAAAAGCGTGTTTTGTCGCTGTCAAGCTGTGTATAAAGCTGTGAAAGCTGTCTGCTGCTGCCCCAATACCAAATGCGGTTGGTAAAGCATTCGGTTTGATGATTGCTCGTTTCGTCAACGGTTATCGTTCTGTCGGGCGCTTTAGTGATATGTAAAAAATTTCTTAATCCTGTTCTTATTGTATCAGCCATTCTGTTTATCAGCCCCATTTATTTCACTTCCAATAATATTTTTCCAATAATATTTTTAAACGGCAGCCACGCATACTGTCCACTGTTTATACAATGGTCGTGGCCGTCCTCGGGTGTGTTGTCTTTATCCTCTCGCCAGCTGTAAATCTCAAACTCGGCAATCGTGTTTTTACAATGTTCAAGAACAAAATAACAGTCAGTGGCAAGCCAGCCAAGCACAAGGTTAATTCTGTCAATAATCTTGGTTTTCTTCCAGGCATTTGCGAAGTCATAAATGCAGCCGTGCTGTCGCTTGTACTTTTGATATTCTGTAATCGTTGCTTGGTCCGCATTATCAATAAAAGCAGTTCTCGCAAAGCCCCACTCCTCTCGGTTGCGGTCAAGAAAATCAATGAAATTTCGTACCGTATCACTCGGAGCAATCGGAGTTTGAAGTTCGGCATTGTTATACACCCTCTCGTCAAGCTGAATACACTTGCCCTTGTTTGTAATACCGAAAAAGGTCATTGCGATTGTGTCGGGTGACTTCTGCGAATATGCGGTGTCAAGTCCTGCCGTAAACTGAATAAAATGCTCGCTTTTGCGGTCGGAGTTTAAAAACCGCTTTGCCCATTCTTTTGTTTTTATGTGCCTTGCCCTCTCAAAGTTTGAGAATACAAGCCCTGTTGCCCTGCCTCGCAATCCTAAGATTTTGTTTTTATAAAGCTTTGTTCCTTTTGGAGCAGAGGCTTTTTTCTTTTCAACCTGTTCGGGTGTAAGGCTTAAATTATCGGTAAAAGAAAAGAACCAATACCGCCAATCCGGCACAGGTTCTTCGTTAAGCTCCGTCATAATCTCGGGCGGAACATCTTTTGCATATTTCTTAAACGGTCTTGAACGGTTCACAAATTCCTTGTAAACAGGCAAAGACGGGTCATCGGGGTTAAGCGTTGCAAGCAAATAGTCATTTCGGGTTGACATCTCTCGGATAAACTCAATATCGGCGGTGTTTATCTCATCAATATACACACAGCCAAATTGTGCACCGAGTACCATTTCCCATTTATCTCGACTGCTGTAGCCGAGAATATAGATAATTTTGCCCTCAAACTTGATATGCGGGAGCTTGTAGTCCTTGTCGCCGTTGCCACAGTAAACTGCGTTACGGTGCAGGTCGAGAATACCGTTATCCTGCTGAATGATAGTTTCCTCCGCCTTGCCGGTTGTCTTGGCGGCAATGGCATGTATCTTTTTGGAACTTTGCGACACCATTCGCATAAACTTTACACCGGCACCGACCGTTGTCTTGCCCGATGCGGTAGTGCCCTCAAGAAATTCAGCCGACACATTTGTTGTGTTTATGAAGTCAATGTACTTTTGCGACAAAGGAAAGCTACTCACTCAAGCCCTCACCGCCTAACTGTCTGAACACATCAGAGAGCTTTTCGGATTGCTCAACCTTTGCGTCAACCTTGACAATGTATTCACCAGTCATTTTGTTGAGTGTATCAATCGCACGAATACGGTCTGACGGGTCCTGCTCGTCACTTCTTGCAATGTCAGAGAGAGCAACCTGTCTGTCTTTAGCACTCATAATGCGTTCATCTTTGAGCTTGTCGGATAACTCTTTGATGTATTTTGAAACTCCAACATTCTCCAACAATTCATACGCTCTTGCGTTTGCGTAATTTTCTGAATATCCTGCCTGTATCGCACTCTGAACGGTGTTACCGCTCTGCGCATAATATTCCGCAAACTTCCTCTGTCTTGCATTTAATTTGTCTTTCACGGTATCACCGCCCTTTCTAAAAATAAGCAAAAGAAAAGACAGCACATTTCTGTACTGTCTTTAAACACAGGTTTCCGGAGTTGCACCGGAATCTGTAAAAACTGTTTTCCTATTTAAACTATCCCCTGCGTTTATAATATTATATCAATAAATTTCTAAATATTCAAGTGTTTTCTTTTTCTTTCCCATTTATTCAATAATACACTTACATATTTCTGTTCTTTATCAGTCAATTGACGATCTCCAATTTCATTATGTTCATAACCCAAATGGGTATGTGGCATCATTCCATTATGAGGTCTACCTTTAACGTCAATTTGTTTTATTCTTTCGCCGTAGTTGTCATAAAAAGTAACACTTTTGATGTTGCTCTGTTTGTCAAGAGTAGCATACACTCTATTTTTTGTCATAGTTTCCATAGGAGCTTTTATCGAAGTATTACCATTCATACGAATTACTTTTATTTCACCAAATTGAGCAACTGCTTTGTATTCCGTACCGTACTTTTTACCTTTATCGCTTATTCCACTTGAAGAACCTCTTCCGCCCATTATTCTGACCTCCTGAATTTTTCCTGAAATGATTTGATGTTGATGATGTTTCCAACACATTCTTCGGGGACTTTGCCGTAGAAGATGACCGTTTCAGGCTGTAAGCGTTCAATCATATCTTTGTAACCTTTCAAAAACAGTTCTTTGGCAATCTTGTTTTTCTGAGTGCCGACACTCGACACGGCGACTGTTCCGCCGCAAGGCTCGCCGTCAAAGCACCATTCAAAACTCTTTTCGTCGCTCCAACAAATTGTTGGTATTACTTCAATACCATAAAGCTGTAAATATGCGCCTATCCAATGTTTGCGATAGTGGTTATAAATCTGCAACGCTTTCGGATAATCAGCGTAAAGGCTAAAATCAGGTGATAACACACAATTGAATTTTTGTAGCCTCTCAATGTACCTGTCGGGTGTATTCCATAATCTTTGGAACTGGTAATCGTCCAAAAAGAAATGCACACCGCAGTTGTTCTGCTTACTGCTCAAAACTTCATTAAATCCGATAAAGTTGTTTTCTGTAATTTTTGTAGGCTCAATAATCGGGATGTCATATTCTCCTGCACCCTGAAAAATCGCTCTTGTGCTATTTTCGTAACCTGTACCGCATTTGTCTTTATACATTAATTCCACCCCCCAAAAGCAAAACCGCCCTCAACGAGAGCGGTCTGCCGTTATTTTTGAAAAAGGAGAACTACAAAATGTCTCTTATTATCAATTTCTTCATTTTATATTATACTGCACCTAAACCGAAAAACCGAACAACTTTTACCAACGGTGGCGGTTGCACATAATTCTTATGTTATCCGGTGTATTTATTCCGCCTGTATCAACTGCTATCTTCGCCCAGCTGTATCTCAAACTAAGGTGCATAAACAAACAATTCTCCACAAAATCGTCTCGAGATAGACTGTTGAGTGCTGCGTTTCGGCGGATTTCAAGGTTTTGTATCTCCCTCTGAATATCTGCAATCTGCACCACCGCATTGCCAACCTTGTCCGAGGTCTGACCTGCACTCGGTAAATCAGACAGCTTAGGCGATGTATTGTCAGCCTCGGCAGAAATGCGTACTATCTTCGCCCTCAGCCGTGAAATCTCTCGGTTAATCTCCTTAATCTCTTTAGCCGTCAAGTTATCACCTCCAAATCATCAAGATAATCAGCAACAATGCCGTACGCAAGCAGCATTCCCTCACTTATGTAATAGTTTCTGTCCTTTCGACTTTTTCTGTTGTTAAGACTGTCCAACTTAATTCGTCAAGGGTCATTATTTTTCACCTTCCAGTCTTCTTTCAAGCCGCTCAATCTTTTCCTGTTTCCATTCATTCACTTCTTTATCGCATTGAAACATCATCTTGCATTGTTCAAGCATAATTTCAACATCTGCCATTTCTTCAAAAATATTATCAACAGATTTCAAATCATCTTCAAGTGATATTTTTTCTTTAGTATAATTTAATCTTATAAGGCTTTTACACAAAGCCTGCGACAATTCAGACAACTCTTCGACCGTCTTTATCATCTGATTTTCCACACCGTATGTATTGATTGCTTTATATATAGTCTCTTTTGATGTCATTCTTCCACCTCGCTTTCATCAAGCAACATTTCCGCCATATCCTCAACGCTCATTGATTTGATTTTCTCAAAATTAGTCATTGTTATCTCCTTTCAGCAGTTCTGGATTGTCGCTTGCTTTTGTTTCATTAAATATGATTTCGTAAACAACTTCGTTATGGTATTTCCCACATCTATCCTTAAAGAAGTCTGTAAACACAAACTTTTTGCCATTATAGTGTTTACAATAGTTATCATAGTGCTTTTCAACAGGATTTCCGCCTATCATTCTCCACTCCATTCGGTGAATATGATAGTCATTGATTATCTTTTTTAGTTCCTTGTAAACATCAAATCCAATCGTGGTATTATTCTTATCAAATGCAAATAGCCCAAAGTTAGAAACGCAGGAATTATACCAATCAATTTGGTATGTAAAATAGCCGATTAGCTTGTTGCCTTTGTCGACAATGGCATACTGATACAGAGTACCGTCATTGCTTTCTTCAATGTTTGGTAACGAGTTTCCTATCCAGCCTGAATAAAACATCATATTGTCTGTATAGTTGTTTTCCATTAGTTTTGTAAGGATTTCATCTCTGTATAATATTGCAGGTTTAAGCATTGTTTTTACTCCTTTAAAGTTCTGACTTTTTCGCCATATCTGCGAGTTTGACCTCTGAATAATATTTCTCTCATAATATCCTCCTTTTAAATTCTTCCAAGCCTTTCGAGTGCAGTATATTCTCCGTAGCTTAAGTGTGTTCCGTGTCGCTTATTATACAAATTGATTTTCTTGCATTTTTCTTCAAGTGTATCAGGTTTATTGTAATTGCGTGCGGCTGTTTTTCTTAATTTGCTGTTTTTGACAATTTCTCTGTGCTGTTGTTTTCTCATTTCAACACCGCACTCGGTGCAGTATTTTTGATTTGCACTTCTTTTTTCAAATGCTTGCATACATAATTCGCAGATTGCCTGTTGTTTCATTGTTTCATCTCCTCCAAATCTTCAAAGTCTGCAATACAACAATGCAGAATTAGCGTTTAAATCCTTTATTTCAGCCTGATAATAAAATTGACCTGTTATACCTCGTCTGATGATACAGCCCGTCAGAATGTATTTTGCGCCGTTGTAAAGCACCTTTCGTTCAAGGTTTCGTTTAACTTCCGAGATATTCACAGCATTTCCACCTCGATGTAAATGCCCGGAACCTCTGCCCAAAACTTTTCGCATATCTCACTTGCGACAAGTGCGTCATCAGACCAAAAGCCGAGAGCGGTCATACAGTCTTTTAACATTTTTTGCAGATTGTCCGTGTCGGGCTTTGTTACACGATATTCGCCGTCCTGATGTTTACCACGAGGGAAACACCACTTTGTTATCAGTCTGACAGCCGACTCGTACGGTTCTGACGGTTTAAACTTTGCCAAATGTGATGTGAGCTTTTCTCTTGCCTGTTTCACCTCGGGCGGATTATAAAAAACAGGTTTGCCGTTTTTTACCATAACCTTATGTTCCTGTGCAGTTACGGTCGGCGGTATCATCGCCATAAAAAATTTCATTTTTAATATTTCACTCCTTTAAAGCATTAAAGTTACTTTTGATTTTTGAATTTTGCTTTTAGTCACAGGTCAGGGGAAGGAGTTGTTGTGCGTAAGCTTCGCACAACTACTTCACCCCTGTGACCTTTAGGGAACGGACACCGTTTATATATACGTAGTATATATAGTTTTGTCTGTCCCTCGGACATTCTCGATAATTTATCGACTTTGTCCCTGTTTTTGTCCGAGAGGGACATTTTCGATTTTTTATCGACTTTGTCCGTCTTAGGGACACGGACAGGGACATAAAATTTATCGACTTTGTCTCTCGGACAGACAGACAAATTATTCGACTTTGTCCGTGTCCTTTCGCCCTACTTCACCGCCGTCTATCCAAAACCCGCCGTGCTCTTTTATGTATCGTCTGACCGTTTTTTCGGACTTTCCCATATATTCTGCTAAGTCAGTTACATTTGCCTGACCGTTTTCTTCAGCACCGCTAAAGGCTGTTTCGAGGGCATCGTTTTGTTCCTGCTTGCGTTCCGATTCACTCTTTTTCTTGCTGAAATTCTTTTTGTAGGGCGAGCCTTTGATGTTATAATCGCCCTCAAAATTGCAGTCTTTCAACACACCTGTTGTATCAGCTCTGTGTATAGGATAATCAAACCACAAATTCAGAGCATCAAATTTTGGAAATTCTCTTAGTGTGCCCTCTATTCGCCACGCTGTGCGGCCCTGTACATCTTTATTTGACTTAGCTATATCATTAAGCATTAGCATGTATGACTGCTTAGGAAGAGCATTTTCGGCTATATCAAGCATTTTAGAAGCAGTAACTAAATCATCTTGAGAACATAACTCATCAATGTTTTTATTAAATCTGCTTATCCAGTTTTTGCATATCGCACAGGTTGCTTCGTCTTGCTGTTGCTTGATTAGATTATCGCCGATTTCAAGCTGTGTAAGGTCAAGAAGTGCATCAGGGTCACGAGCAAAAACCCCCGAACCCGAAACTCTATCCATTGACTTTTTACCGCCTTGAGAACCTTTTGAATGATGGTGACAGTAGATTACCGCACATCCGATTTCTGTACATACCTTGTCAAACTGGTTGCAAAAGTGTGCCATTTGGTCAGCACTGTTCTCGTCACCGGTAATTACCTTGTATATTGGGTCTATCACAACCGCTATAAAATTGCCTTTCAAGGCTCTGCGTATAAGCATAGGTGCGAGCTTGTCCATAGGCACGGACTTACCACGCAAGTTCCAAATATCAATTCTGTTGAGATTTTTCGGTTCAAGTCCCAGTGCTTCATATACATCCTTGAATCTGTGAAAACAGGAAGCACGGTCAAGTTCAAGATTTACATACAAGATATTTCCTTGCGTGCATTGAAAGCCAAACCATTTCGTGCCCTCTGCTATTGCTACACACAATTCAATAAGTCCAAAAGATTTGCCGGCCTTTGAAGGGCCACCAAGCAACATTTTATGTCCTTGTCGTAAAATACCGTCAATAAGAGGCGGAGCAAGTTCGGGAGGATTTTGAAAAAAATCTGCGAGGTTTTCGAGGTCAGGCAAATCGTCGTTGATACTCTCCACCCAGTCTTTCCACTCGGAAAAATCGGATTTACCGATGTTTGTGTCAATGATAAACTGCTTTTTGCCATTGCGGATAACACCGGGCATACGGCTCAACCTTGACGGATTGCGGTTCTGTTTATCGATTTCAAAGCCGTTTTTACGGCATACATTGTAAAGATAATCAACCCTTTTGCGGTACTCATCATAGTTTGCAGCATCAATCTTAACAATAGCGTGGACTGATTTTCCGCCCGAATAAACAAGCACCGCAACAGGCAGCTCAAGCTCTCTGATGATTGCATTTTGTTCTTCAAGAGCCATACAGTCAGATTCCACCAGAGCGTAACGATAATCGGTTACATTCTCGTTTTTAACACCCTTACCGTCCAACGGATTAAACCTTATCCACGCTCCTGCCTCGGGTTTGTAATCGCCGAATACATTTGAAATATCACCGTCACAATTGTTGAGGGCGGCAATAAGCTCACCTGCCGTACGGTCACAACTGCCCTTTGTAGGCAGATATTTAACCTTGCCGTTATCGTTCTTCTTCCAAGTTTCGGTTACATAGCCGACATTTTCGGAGCTGTCAAAGAGGGTTTCAAGGTAGGTTACAATTTCATTCACAGGATTCCAGTTTGCAGGCTCGTGAAACTTTACACCCTCACAGGCTGTTACTCCGATATTGCCCTGTTCAAAAGCAATTTCATCATCCCAACCAAGCTCTTTCGATTCCCGAAAAGTCATCCCTCTGTCCTTAGCCATTCGGATTATTGTGCCGGCTGTAACCGGTGAGGCAGAGCCGTTAAAGCTCTGCCATTTCTTTTCACACTCACCGTTGTGATATCGGCTGTCTGCTCGGCTCCAATCGTCCCAGTCCTTTACGCTGTATCCCTCTTGTTTGAGTGCCATTCCGACATTTACCCATTCTTGGTAGTCAAGCTCTGATGGATTGATGTATTCAAGTGCATTAAGTAAGTCCAACCGTATTCACCTCGCTTTGCGGTACATATGTTTTCGGGTTAATGTTTTTCGGAGTTCTCCAACCGTTTGCGGCAATCCTTGAAATCAAGGCTGACGCTTCGTCAAACTGCCACTTGCCCACATGCTGAAAGCCTCTGCTTTCGAGCATACGGATTTGTTTAGGTGTGGTTAAGCCCTCAATTCTTCGCTTTTCGAGCCTGTCAAGAATAAGTTTTGCTTTGCCGGCACTCTGAATTTCATCAGGGAATATTCCGAGCTTTTCAAGTTTTGCTTTCTGTTTGTCTGTTGGTGGAGAACACTCCCAGCCGAATGCAGGAACATAGCCTGCAAGGTCCTGCGCCTGAATTGACATTTCGTACTGCAGCGGATCTACAAGTTTGCGTTTGCGTGTTCGCATTTCCGCAAGCTGATTTGCAAGCGCCTCTTCACGCTGAGCAACAACATCTTCACTTGCTTTTTTCTCCGCTTCTTCAATGTCAATCGGACATCCTGCCTGTTCTGATAAGTTTTCGGTCATCTTTTGTGCGACTTCTTCGTTGTCGCAAATGAGATGTGCAGGTCTGCAAAGTTCGTGTCGCTCTGTATGCCACAAAAAATCAAGGAGCAAAAGCTCCGTCTTGTTTGGAGCAAGTCTTGTACCTCTGCCGACCATTTGGCAGTAAAGCCCACGCACCTTTGTAGGTCTTAAAACAACAACGCAGTCAACACTTGGGCAGTCCCAACCCTCGGTTAAAAGCATTGAGTTACACAAGACATTGTATTTATCGTTTTCAAAGTCCTGCAATATCTCTGCTCTGTCATCGCTGTTACCGTTTACCTCTGCAGCTTTAAAGCCTTTTTCGTTCAAAATATCTCTAAATTTCTGCGATGTTTTTACAAGTGGTAAAAACACAACAGTTTTACGGTTCTTACAGTATTTTTTCATTTCTTCGGCAATCTGATAAAGATACGGATCAAGTGCCGTGTCAATATCACTTGCTTTAAAATCTCCTGCATGTGTGGCAACTCCCGAAAGGTCAAGTTTAAGCGGTATTGTCACAGCTTTAATCGGTGACAGATACCCCTCTTTGATAGCCTTAGGGAGTGTGTATTCATACGCAAGCGAATCAAATACTGTTCCTAAATTTTTCATATCTCCTCGGTCGGGTGTTGCGGTAACACCCAACACTTTCGCATTGTCAAAATGCTCAAGCACACGCTGATAGCTATCGCTGATTGAGTGATGTGCTTCATCAATAATGATTGTGTTAAAATAATCTCTGTCAAAGTTTGACAGCCTTTTCTCACGCATAAGCGTCTGTACAGAGCCTACAACAACCCTGTTCCACGAACCTATGCAACTTTGCTCGGCTTTTTCAACCGACGAATTAAGTCCTGTTGCTTTTTTGATTTTGTCCGCTGCTTGGTCGAGCAATTCTCCACGGTGGGCAAGTATCAGCACCCTGTCACCTCGACGGACACATTCTTCAGTGATTTTTGCAAAAACTATTGTCTTGCCGCAGCCTGTAGGCAAGACAAGTAATGTTTTTAAATTGCCGCTTTCCCATTCGGAGAAAACGGCATTCTTCGCTTCATTCTGGTACGGTCGTAACTGCATTAAAAGCTACCCGGTGTCCAGTTATTCGGCGTCGCAGTATTTGGCATTGCAGGCTGTACATACTGCTGAGGTGCAGACTGTGCTACAATAGGCGATACAGTTGTCACTTGCTCATCATAAGCGTAGAAATACTTGATGTCATTTGTTACGCCCTCTGTGCCGTCATTCTTGACATATTTGCGGATGATAACCTGACATTTACCTTTCTTGCCGATAATGCCTGTCCAGTCCATACGGAGCGGTTCGCCGTGTTTTTTCATTGACACGGACAAAAAGAGCTGTGACAGCTTCCATTCAAGCGATGAGTGCAGTACGAAATTAACTGTAATTTCTCTCTTGTCATCTGCTCCCCATACATCAAAAGTCACTTTTGCCATGTTGCAGGGTGGCAGTTTACCTTTACCCTGTGAGCGAGCACGCTCAACCTTTGCTACTGTAAAATCATAATTACCCTCGGGGAGCGGTTCATAATTTCCGCCCTCTTCGGTTATTTCGTCATTCCAACCAAATTCTCTATCCATTATTCATCTTCCTTTCTTATTCAAATGGTAAATCTCTGTTGTTGCTTACTACCTGAAAGACTTTATCCCAAGCGCCTACTAAGCAGCCTTGAACAAAGCGTGGGTCATAATTTTTAATCGGTGTTTCATAAGGATAATGCCCTTGTGTAAATACTGCCTGTCTGATTTCGCTTTCGTCAACTCCGTTTGCTCTCATAAGATCGGCAAGAGCTTTTGGAATATCGTCAGGAATATTAGGCTCGTATAACGGTTTATGTTGTACAACCGGTTCAGCTACAGGTGGCTTAGGCTGAATTGGTATAGGTGCCGGCACAGTCGAAGCATTCGGTTCAGGTTGAGTAGGTGTAACTGTGGAAGTGTGGTTTGAAACTGTATTATTATTAAAAATATGTGAAATACCTGAATAATCAAACTCCATTTCCTCCCGCAGTCCGTGACGATTTTTAGCGTCCCAACAAGGGTGATGAAGTGTGTACATCACTCTGCCGCCACCTTGAGCTTTATATTTTTTTCCGTCTTTATCCGATGCGACTGCGATAGTTTTGTAATTAGCGAAAAGCACCATATCCGCCCATTCTTTTACAAGCGGAGAAATCTGTGAAGCAGTCTTTTTGCCGAGTTTAAGCTCCCAACGGTCATACTCGCCGATTTCGTCAGGCTGTGAAAATTTGCGGAGCTGTGCGTGTGCGGTAAGCACAACATTGATACCTCTGTCAATCAAATCTTCAAGGCTGTTCAGGAATCTGCCGAACTCCTCTTTTTCATAAACATAGCCGTTTCCGTAACCGAAATCTTCAATACCTTTTTTGCCGTACTTTGAGCAAATATCGTCAATGCAAAGCTGTTCCGCCCAGTCAATTGTATCAATAACAACTGTTTTGCATACAGTCGGATTGTTTTTGATATATTCAAGCTGACTTTTGAGCATAGTCCACGATGTCGGTTTATCCATTCTCGCAACATCAAGGTTTTTTGTACTGCCCTCTGTGTCGATAAACAGAGGGTTCGGAAACTGCGAAGCAAAAGTTGATTTGCCGATACCTTCGGGACCGTAAATTACAACCTTTTGAGCCGACTTGATTTTACCTTTTGTGATGTTCATTATCTTACCCCCTGTACATCTGAAAAGTTGATTTTATTGCCGTCAACATCAATGACAACATAGTCGATTGCGTAATTGAGCAGTTCGTTTGTAAGGTCCTGTATTGACTTGCCTGTCATACCTGCAATCAAAACAATTCTTGAATAATTTTCGGGCATAATCTTGACTTTGGTATAACCGCAGGCAAGCTCTCTGTGCGGATTACATTTGATTACGCATTCATTTGTATTTGTTTTTGCTGTTGTAGTTCTTGTAGCCATAATTAAAACTCTCCTTCTGTCCAAGTTGGTGTTGCTGCAGGTGCGGTTGTTTCGGACTTAATATAGCCGTCCTCGATGATTATTGAACATTCATCGCCGTTTGAAACTCTTGTCGCAATAGCCTGCAATCCCTCTGATTCAAGCCATTTTGCAAAGTCTTTGAGTGTGTCGGTATCCATTTGTTCGAGCTTGTCAAGCAGGACAAATCCGCATTCGGGATTAAGCTTGCGAACAATTGCCGTAGCGACACGAAGCTGTTCCGAACCGCTCATGTTGTCCCACTTAAAACCGTTGTATGTAAGCTCGCCCTTTTCAACTGATAAGCCGTCAAGGGGCAAATTTGCGTTGTTGAGCAAGTCGTATTTTGTTTTGCGGATTTTTTCAAGCTGTGCCGTCATATCGGCGTACTTGCCGTAATATTCCTTTGCGTCCTCATCAGCTTTTGCTTTATCGAGGTTTGCTCTGACTTTGCGGTTGATTTCGTCAATCTCGGTAATGTTTCTTTCAAGCTCTGCCGTGCTTTCATCGTGCAGTTCGGCAACGGTCTTTCTGCTCTGTTCAAGCTGTGCAAGCACTTTTGTAAGCTCGGAATTGTATTTCCTCAAATCCTCGTTAAGCCTGTTGATTTCGCTCTGCAAATTATTGGCACGGTTTTCAAGGTTATCTTTTTCTGCTCTCAGACGGTTATTTTCACCGTTGCGTGCAAGAATTTCCTGCTGTTTGTTGATAAGCTCCGAGGCTGACACAGGTTCATTCGGCACGCCCTCAAACTCGGGCATTTCGGCGGCAAACTTTTTCTTTTGGTCTGCAATCTGACCGATAGCACGGCGCTCGTTATACACCTGTGTTTCCTGCGTTTCGAGCTCGTAAACTCTGTTGCCTACACCGATAATCTGCAGGAGCGTGTCAGCTTTTTCCTTGCCTGTTGCATTCATAAACTTCGGCAGGTCAAGAGCAAAGTTGCTGACAAATGCGTCAAGCAAAGCCTGTCCGCCTTTGTTGCCTAAGGTATCAATTACTTTAAGGCTGCTGTTCTTACCGCTGCGCTCCACAACAATACCGTTTGAGAGCTTGATTTTTAGATGTGGCGGAATTGTTGAACCCTCACGGTACGGAGCAGACGGAGCGAAACGATTACCGCCGAGAGCCCACGCAATTGCGTCAAGAACAGACGTCTTGCCCTGTCCGTTTTTACCGCCCAACACGGTAAGTCCGTTTTCGGTCGGTTCATAAGCAACCGCCTTTACTCTCTTAACATTTTCAATTTCAAAAGCTGATATTTTTACTGACATTCTTTTTTCTCCTTTATATCTTGATTTTTTATAAAATTAAGGATATAATAATGTTGATTGATTTCATATTATATTCTTAAACCGTTGGAGCTGTGCGAAAGCTTCAGCGGTTTTCTTCTTTGTAGTCAACATTGATATAATCCAGCACTCTTGCCCAACCATATCTTTCACCTGTTACAATAGCGTGTCGAACAGTTTTGTTTTTTTCGGTAGGATTTGCAAGTGTTTCAATTTTTGACGCTATTTCTTTTGATAAAACAGGGAATCCAAACTCCTGAATTATATCTTGCTTAGTCCAACGGTGTTCTTTCCCTGTACTATCTACATATCGAACCGACGGTTTTAATTTTTCTATTCCGAGCTCTTTATGAATTTTTTGAATGCTTACATCTTCAAGATAAGAGACGCTGATTCCTGGTGCGTGGATTCCGATTGATTTTAAAAAGATAAATAGTGTAATGCTGTCAAGACCGCCAACGGAAACATGATAGTTTAATTCTCGCTTATCACATTCTTCTACAAATTCTCTTGCTCTGATAGTTGCATATCTGATTTTAAATTCATAATCTTGTTTTTGCTTAACGATGAAATCAGAGATTTTTCTCTGCCCGTCAATCCTTTCCATTCGTTCTAAAACATTTTCTGTCATCTGTTACACCTCCTCATCAGATAAGGCACCTTTTAAGCACCTAATAAACTTCTTGCAATTGTGAGCCACACGCTTAATGCCTGTTGCTCTGTTGCTGAGTTTGTGCCTGTCAAGGCTTTCCTTGACTTCTGCAACATAGTTTAAAATGTCCTCAAGCCTTTCAGCCGTAACGGTGTCAAGTCCTTGCAATACTACAATCTCGCCGTCTTTAATGCAGATTTGTAAGTTTTCAAGCTTACTCATATCCGTTTGCTCCTTTCTTGAGATTTTCGAGCAGTTCACGCTCTATAATCACACAGTCCCTCAGATAGCATTTTGTGTTGCTGTTAATGCCATAGACCATATTATCATCTAAACATATTGCTGTTTCGTATGATACTTTCATCATAAAGCGTCCTAAATCATCAGAGAACACATCTCCGATTTCAACCTCCTTAAACGAATACGATTTAGATTTGTTGATAATTACTTCCATCTTTTTTTATTCCCTCGTGCGTTTCGTTGTAAGCCTTTTCGAAGTAAGCCTTTGCGTCCTCTTTAGATATTCTCCACTCACCGAACATCTTTGCCGCCGGCAAAACGCCCGACTGTGCTTTTTTCTTTAAACAATCAACCGAGAACCCCCAAAGGGTTGCCAGCAACGGCAAATCTATGTAGAGTGGGACATCGTCCCAGTTGGTTACTGTTTTCTTAGATTTTGGCATATATACCCTCCTTATAAATTTATTGCCTTACACCTCTGTTATCCTCTGTAATTTTGTCTGATACGATTTCAACCTTTTCCACATTTGCAACGCTGAGTGCCAGCTTGAGCAGTACCACATCGCCTACTGTTCGGGTAATCTGATAGCTTGTAACATACGGAATTTCCTTGCCGTCTATCTCGAGCAGGAATTTATCCTTGGTGTCAATGAGTTTTAAACTTGCCATTTTGTTTCCTCCTTAAAATTAAACTCGATTACGAGTTGTTATTGAGTTCCAATAGTAATCTGTACGCCTAACGCCTTAAACAACTTATCAGCGTTTTCAAGTGAAATGCTTTTTTCTCCTTTCTCCCAGTATTGGATAGCTCTTTTTGTAAAGCCTGCTTTTTTAGCGAGTTCGCTTTGCGAAATTCCTCTTTGTTTTCTGTTTTCTCTCAAAATTATACTAAATTCTTTAATGTGCATTGATTTCACGACCTTTTTATGTTATACTATATTTAGTGGTGAACCCCAATTCACTAACCATATACAGAAAGCGAGGTGAAATTAATATGAATCATTCATCACTTAAGAAAAGCTTAATAATAGCTATGTCTTGTATTCCGAAAGTCGAAGGTTTAGAAGAAAACAACTTGATATTAACAACTTCTGCCGGAATCATTTCAGGTAAGGTCCCGTCTGAGCAGGAAATAGACGATGAAAATTCTTTGTGCGGCGTTTTATATGAGATTTGCGATAATACTAAAGAAGAATACTTAAAAAATATTTCTTCTACAGATTCCGAACCTGTAATTGTTGGTAATGATGGTTACATAATTTTAAAAGATGTAAAAATAAGATCAACATCGTCCGACACAATCACTCATATGAATTTTATGGTTGTATTTTTCGACCAAATCATCGGCGTTACTATTGGAAATATTAACTGACGTTACTTTTGTTTGCTGACTTTGTACTTGCAATACAAGGTCAGCAATTTCTTTTGATGTACCTTTTACTGTTATTTCCACTATATCACTCCTTTCCTATGCTGTTTTCTGCTGTTCGGCTAAGTCCTGCTTATTGTACAGCTGATTTGCTATACTGAATTGTAAGATAAATAACAGAAATCAAGTAATACGCTTTAAGCGTAAATCTTTTCCAAAAAAAATAAAGTCAACAGGAAATCTATACAGTTCACCTATTCTATGCACCATATCCCAACTTGGCGAATATGTTCCTTTTTCGTAGTTAGAAAGAGTTTCCTTGCTAATATTAAGCATATCAGCTGCTTCTTTTTGAGATAAACCAGCGTTTACCCTTGCAGCTTTTAACGTGATTTTAGGATATTCCATTTGCCTCACCTCCTTGGTACACATATATAATATCACGCTAAAAGCGTAATGTCAAGCAAAAAGCGAAATATTTTTAAAAATATCTTGAATTTTTTACGCTTTTAGTGTATAATGCAAATATAACATAAAAGTAGGTGATCTAATGAGCGATAATAGTGAGCTTAACAAAAAAATTTTTGCAAAGAATTTAAACTATTATATGACTACTAACAATAAAACCCAATCGGATCTTGTAACGGATCTGAATTTAACAGCTTCGACTGTTTCTGACTGGGCAAACGGAAAGAAATACCCTCGTGTTGACAAAATGCAACTTTTGGCTGACTATTTTGGTATTCTTAAATCTGATTTGACAGAGGAACACGAAACATCAAAAATGACTGATGACATTGAACTCCAAGAATACCTCGAGGAGCTCAAGAACAGAAGTGAACTAAGAATGTTATTTAGTCTTACTAAGGGTGCTACAAAAGAAGATGTGGAAAAAGCAGTCAGAATTATTGAAGCATTAAAAAAGGATGAATAGCTTTGGGAGAAATTTTTATTAGAGGTTTAGAATTGCCGCTGACCGTACGAGGCGTAACGGTCTTAGATGAGGACGGCAATTACAATGTATATATTAATATTCTGCTTAGCTATGATACTCAACAGAAAGCCGCTAAGCACGAATTAAAGCACATTACATCCGAGCATTTTTATGATTATGAGCCTGTTGTTCATAACGAGCTTGAGGCCAATGCTATTTGATAAGGAGAATTGATATGGGATTTCTTGATACCTTTAAGGGTAATCAATATAAGTCAGAAGTAGAACGCTTACAAGCTGAACTTAATCAGCTTAGAAGCACATTTACTCCTGAAATGTATAATGCCCAAAATTTACTTATGCTCACACAGAAATTGCAAAATGATATTAATAACTTAAATGCAGTTATTGGGCAAAAAAATAACGAGATCAATAATTTAAACAACAAAATTATCGGTTTAAATAACACTATAAATAACAAACAATCTCAAATAATCTGTATGGATGAACAAATTGAGTTACAAAGTTTCGGACTTTATACTCCTAAATACGACTTTGCTTCTTCAGAATTGTATAAAAACAGATTATCACAAATCCGAGATACACAAAAAGCTCTTATAAAAAACGGTCAGGCTGTTACTGGTAATACTAATTGGACAGTAAACGGAAGCACAAGCCAAGGTAAAAAGATGGTCAAAGATATGCAAAAACTCCTTCTCAGGGCATTCAACAGCGAGTGTGATGAGCTTATTGATAAAGTTAAGTATAACACTTTTGATACCGCTTTAAAAAGAATGCGTAGCTCATGTGAGGCAATTTCAAAACTTGGTAACATTATGGGAATTGCAATAACTACTCAATATTTTAATGCCAAGTACGAAGAACTTTGCTTATCACTTGAATACAAAAAGAAAAAGCAAGACGAAAAGGAAGAACAAAAGGAAATAAGAGCCCGAATGCGTGAAGAAGCAAAACTTCAAAAGGAAATTGAGGAAACTCGTAAAAAGATAGCAAAAGAGCAATCGCATTATCAGAATGCTTTATCACATATTGAGCAACAAATTGAAACTGCAAATGAAGCAGATAGAGTTGAATTACTCAAGAAAAAAGAACAAATTGTTAATGAACTCTCCGAAATAGATAAATCTATGAAAGATATTGATTATAGAGCAGCAAATGCGAGAGCTGGCTATGTTTATATTATTTCAAATGTTGGTTCATTTGGTGAAAATGTATATAAAATCGGAATGACACGCAGACTTGAACCAATGGATCGAGTTGATGAGCTTGGGGACGCTTCTGTTCCGTTTAACTTTGATGTTCACGCAATGATTTTTTCCGACGATGCTCCTTCACTTGAAGCAGCTTTACATAAAGCCTTTGAGGATAGAAAAGTCAATATGATTAACACAAGACGAGAGTTCTTTAATGTTACTCTTGATGAAATAGAAGAAGTTGTAAAAAAGAATTACGATAAAACGGTAGAATTTACTCGACTTGCTCCGGCTGAACAGTATCGTGAATCTCTTAAAATTAAAGAGCAACTAAAGCCGTAGGATTTTACAGTAACATTTATTAGAATAAAAAAATCCGCCCTACCCTGCGCCAACAGGATAGAGCGGAAACCATTACACAGGGTGCAACGGTACTTAAACAGCAATATAATTGTACCATACTCCCTTGTGTTTTGCAAGTTTATCGAATAAAAACACAAGGGATTTTTGCACCCTTTTTTAAAACAAAAGGAGTGTTATAAAATGAAAAAGCGTAAAGACGGCAGATATCAAAAAAATATCTATATCGGACGAGATGAAAACGGCAAAGCTATGTATAAGTCTGTATTTGGCAAAACGCAAGCTGAGGTTACACGCAAAGCAAATGAAATCAAGCTAAAAATCAGCAAAGGTATGGATATTCTTAGCGAGAATATGCCGTTCAGTGAACTCTGCGAAAATTGGCTGATATACAAAAAGGCTCTGCTTTCTTCTGACAAGCAGTATAAGAGTTATAAAACAAACCTTAAACCGTTTTCTGTATTAGGCGATGTTGCAATCAGCAAACTTGTAAAAGCAGATTTTCAATGTATCATAAATGACTATTTCGCACGAAATCCACATACAGGCAAACCGACTTCAAAGAAAACTCTGCGTGATTACAGAATGACCGCAAGGCAGGTGTTTGACTTTGCTGTTGAAAACCGCATACTTGACTACAATCCATTAACATATGTCAGAATACCGAAAAATGCACCTGTAAGCGAGCGCAGGGCATTGACCGAGCAAGAACAGCGGTGGGTTATGGAAATGCCACACAGAGCACAACTTCCTGCTATGATCATGATGCTGTCTGGTTTAAGATTAAGTGAATGCCTTGCGTTGCAATGGTATGACATTGACCTTGAAAATGCTCAAATTAGTGTTCATCAAAAACTTGTAATGACAGGAACTCCGCACATTGTGCAAGGCGCAAAGTCAAAGGCTGGCATACGAACGGTCAATATTCCCCACACCCTTGTGGATTTTCTGAAAAATCAAAAGAACCATAAACAATCCGACTTTGTTGTACTTACAACAAAAGGGGAGTTCTTCTCAACAACAGCGTGGCGAGAACTGTGGGACAGCTATATGGCAGACCTCAATCTTAAATACGGAGATTTTTCCGAATATGAGCGAAAGCCTAAAAGTAAGTTCGACCCAAAAGGCGTTCCGTTTGTTATTGAAAGATTCACCGCACATTATCTAAGACATACTTTTGCTACAAACTTGTTCTTTTGCGGTCAAGATTTACTTTATGTCCAAAACCAACTCGGACACGCAAAGCCCGAAACGACTTTGAATATTTATACACATTTAGTGCAAACAAATCAGATTAAGAAAATCAATAAAATTATAGACCTAAACGATTACATCTCTGCGATTGCAGAACCGCAAAAAATGATGTTAGTCTGATGTTAGTCAATGTATAATAAAAATACGCTTGTTTACTGCACTTTTTCAAATTCTTGTAATGTTTCGTAATCAGTAGGTCGACGGTTCAAGTCCGTTCACCAGCTCCACAAATAAACC